TTTTGATCGTAATTTTTAATGGTCCTCCTGGATCTGGTAAAGATGAATCTGCGGCGTATTTCGCTCGCCGCGGATTTACTCATTTAAGTTTTAAGGATGTTCTATTCGAAGAGACCATCTCTTTCTGTGGCGTTGACAAAGAATGGTTCATGGATGGCTATAACGATAGATCCGTCAAAGAGAGAAAAGAAGAACTTCTCGAAGACATGTCGAGACGAGAAGCTATGATCTATGTATCAGAAGTGATCACGAAACCTGCCTTCGGTAAGGACGTATTTGGTGTCGCAGTGGCATCGAAGATCGAAGATGGCGTTGACTACGCGATCTCAGACGGCGGCTTCGAAGAGGAATTAGTTCCATTAATAAATAGAGTTAGAGCTGAAAATATACTATTGGTTCAGCTTACACGCAATGGGTGCGACTACTCTTCAGACTCACGCCGATATTTCAATGGAAGATTAGAAAAAGAATACGTTATTCGCGAGACGACAGAGATCGATAGCGAACACGTGCTCTCTCACAAATTTCCAATCCGTACCTATCGTGTACATAACAATGGTTCTCTTGAGGAGTTCCATGATGTTCTCCAAGATATTTACGATAAGGAACGTGATGCAAAAACAGAAAACAAAACCTAGGGTTTTCTATGAAAATCCATACGACTTAGAGACATTATTCGAATCGTTATCAATTGCGTCAGAACATGATAAGGAACTTATATTCGTCGATAGACTCATCTCTCTATTGAGATTAGACCCAGAAGTCGATCTAACAACTCTTAACTTCAAGATACTTAAAGATCTTAACCTCGTAACACTTGAAATGACCAACTAAGGAGATACTATATTATGGCAAAGGGAAAGAGCTCGTCCGGTAAAAATTATGTTTCTAAGGGCGAAAACAAAAACGTTAACTCCAAGCTTTTGAATAGCATTCGCGCCGAAAGAACTGGCGCCGATGACATGCTCAATAAGCAGCGTGCATGGGTGAATGGATCGAACCCATGGCTGACCATCGAGAATCCAAACAAAGAACAGACGAATAAGCGTTTCATTCGTGTTCGAATGAACGATCTGAACGGTGGACCCGCAAAAGAGCGCTCCAAAAAAATCTTTGCTATGACCTAAGGAAACAGTTATGAATTATGATAAAGACGATATCATTAAAAAGCTAAACGAAACGATCTGCAAGGTCGTTTTCACAAAAGCAAACGGTGAGACTCGAGTGATGCACTGCACTCTATCAAATGAGTTTCTGCCAGCTCAAGTAGATCTTGAAGAAGCAATTCAAAAGAAGATTCCAAACCACACTGTGCTTGCGGTCTGGGATGTTGAAGCAAACGGATGGCGTTCTTTCCGTTGGGACTCTCTTAAAGAGTTCAGCACAGTAGACAAATAATGAGCTGTATTTACAAGGGAAACATTGTAGATACAAACCTCTCTCGCAATGCTCGTGGAGGCACTGAGATGATGCGAGAGAGGCTGCTTAATAATGTTCCGCCGGAACTTCTACAGAATTTTGCAGTTCACTTCTCGAGGCCTCGTGAGATGCACAAAGATGTGAAAAACATTTTCTACTGCCATGATTTAGTTTTTGATCCAGAGAATGCTGTTCTTCGTGACGGCGGTTGGCAAAAGTTCGATCACTTTGTTTTCGTTTCGTATTGGCAGCGTGATCAATACATGCTCATCTATCAGATTCCATACTCGAAGTGTAGCGTAATACACAATGCGATTGAGTTGGAGTATCACCCGCATCAAAAGAGAACCGATCAAATTCGTTTCATCTATCACACGACTCCGCATCGTGGATTGGAACTCGTCTATCCGATCTTTGATGCTCTCAGCAAACAATACGACAACATTCATCTGGATGTATACTCATCCTTTAAGATTTATGGTTGGGAACAACGTGATAAGCCATATGAAAACTTGTTCGAAAAACTCAAAGCTCATCCACGAATTACATATCATGGATCAAAGAGTAACGAAGAAGTTCTCGAAGCTCTGAAGGAATCTCATATCTTCCTTTTCCCTTCAATATGGCAGGAAACGTCTTGTATCGCGATGATAGAAGCGATACGTTCTGGTGTATTGGTGATCCATCCTAATTATGCAGCTCTGCCAGAAACGTCTTCTAACGCTACTCTAATGTATGAATATACTGAGGATAGAAACGAGCATGCGAACCGTTCTTTTTCTGCAGTAAAGAACATACTTGATGCCCAGCGTATCGACGAAAACTTCATTAATAAGATAACGAATTCGGACGCATGTAACCTTCCACGGAATAGCATAAATACCTTTAAGAACTCTTGGATTAACTTGTTGAGGCGTTTAAGTAATGGCTGAAATCATAAAATTCCCTCGAATGAAACTCGACTCACCACCACAATCACTCGAAGAGTTATCCGAAAAACTTACGGAATACAGAACGAGTTTTTCGAACGACGTCGCAGAAAGTCTTTGGAACCTTGTTCTTATCGAGATGGTAAGGTCTGGGTGCAGGTTCGAACAAGACACCGAAAGGTACTACCCGTCCATCATTCTTCTTCTCGAATCAATTCGCTCGCTTCATTTAATGGCAAGCGACATATATCATCCTCTGCAAGACTTTGCAGATGAATTTATAGAAAATGAAGAAATCGACAAAGAAATGATTGACATTGGTGAATTACTAGAGTAGTATAGACTCATAAGATCCAAATATAAGAGAAACACATACAACATGGCAATACTCATTGACTTCAACCAAGTGATCCTAGCATCACTATTTGTCGGTATCGGCAATCACCACAACATTGACTTGGATGAAAATCTTCTTCGTCATATGTTTCTAAACTCAATCCGTTCAAACCGAAAAAAGTTTCATAAAGAGTTCGGTGAGATCGTTATCTGCGCCGACGGTAAGAACTCTTGGCGGCGAGAAACCTTTCCTTACTACAAAGCAAACCGCAGAAAGTCTCGTGAAGAGTCTGAGCTCGATTGGAACGAACTGTTTCGAATGATCAATACCATTCGTTCTGAGCTTAAAGATCACTTCCCTTATAAGGTCATTCATATCGACCACTGTGAAGCAGACGACATCATCGGTGCTGTCGTCCATGAGCATGGAACAGAACTAAACATCGGCGCTGAGCAGTTCCTTATCCTTTCGGGTGATAAAGACTACATCCAATTGCATAAGTATGCAAACGTAAAGCAGTACGATCCGGTTCGCAAGAAATGGGTTCAGAATTCAGATCCCGATAAATACCTCATGGAACATATCATTAAAGGCGACAGCGGTGACGGTGTACCGAACATTCTATCTCCAGACAACTGTCTTGCGATTGGTGAACGCCAAAAAATGATGACTGCGAATCGCCTGGCCAATTTTTTGAAAGGCCCTGATCACATGGATGAAAATACAGTTAGAAACTATCATCGTAATAAGATGATGATTGATCTGACTGAGATTCCAGATGCTTATAAAAAGAAAATCCTTGAAGACTACAGCGTGGATAAAGAAGTTGGGAGATCTCAACTATTTGATTACTTTATGAAGAACAAACTTAAAAATTTAATCACTGATATACAGGACTTTTGAATGTTACTCTCCCTATCGGAAATTGTAAATAAAGCGGCAGAACTAAAGACGAATCAAGAAAAGATCGAATGGCTTCGTAAGAATGATTCTGTTCCACTTCGAACAATACTTAAGAACACCTATGATAAGAGTGTGGAATTCCTTATTCCAAACACTCCTCCGCCTTGGAAGAAGAACAGCTACATCGGCGTTGAAGGTATGCTTTTGAAAGAAGCAAGACGTCTTCGTATCTTTGTGAAGGGTGGCGGCTACGATACTCTTAATCAAGTCAAACGCGAAAACCTTTTCATCAGTCTTTTAGAAGATATTGATAATGGTGATGCAGAACTTTTGTGTAAGATGATTGCACAAAAACCATTGACAGGTCTGCCTCGAAGTGTTATAGTACAATCGTTCCCAGGATTAATCGAAGGAGTAAAAGAGGAACAAGATGGCAAAGTCGTTTAAGAAATTCCGCGAGCAGTGGGATGATGATTGGAATGACGATTCTGATGACAAGGATCGTGAACTTCAGAAACGTCGCGATCAGCGTCGAAAAAAGACCGCTGAGAAATTTTCTCGATTTGATGAAAAGGCTGATGATTAATGTCTAAGGTGATACTATCTGACGTCGATGGTTGTATGGTTGTTTGGAAAAACGAATTCAACAATTTCATGGAGAGACACGGTTTCGAAAACGTTGTCGAAAGAGATAATAATATTCATCCGTGGTTGTATCGCGACGACGTATATGAGATTGAAGATCTCTATGGTATCAGTAAACAGCAAGCTGACTTTATGGTCGATATGTTTAACGAGAGTATCCACCTAGGCCATCTACCTCCTCTGAAAGATGCGATTAAGTACATTCGAAAGCTACACGAAGAGCACGGATATGTATTCCATTGCATCACTGCCTGTGGTACTCATCATCGCGTACATGATCTTCGCCTCAAGAATCTTAACGATCTCTTTGGTTCTAATGTGATTAAACGGCTTGTATGTACAGAGTCAAGTAGGGCAAAGAGACCAATCCTTGAAGAGTACAAAGACTCTAGACTCTACTGGGTAGAGGATAAAGTATCGAATGCTATCATGGGGCACGAACTTGGCCTGCGATCAATTCTCATCAATCATTCATACAACCTAAATTACATTGAACATCCATTTGATGAACCTCAGTACCTAAGAGTAAATAATTGGAAACAAATCTACGATATCGTCGTAGACTCAGAGTAGTACAGGAATAAATACAATTAAGCAGATCTATATCATGATGTGGCGATCTTGCGGGATCGCCCTTTGTTATTAACAGGAGACTAAATGCCGGTATATAGCTTTAGAGATACTGAAACTAAAGAAGAATACGAAGCTACAATGCGATACTCTGAGCTTGATGAGTATCTAAAAAACAACTCCCACATAGTACAAATATTTACTCGATTCCCGGGGACAGTTGACTCGGTACGCATCGGCATTCGCAAGCCCGATGATAATTTTCGTGATGTGTTGAAAAAAGCAAAGGTTCATAAACATAACACAATCAATGACTTTTAAGTCATAAGGAGGCCGCATGGTAGTATCACGTCGTCTATCTCGAAAAGAAAAAAGAAGACATGAAAGAAATCTAGATAATATAGTGAACGTAGTTAATCAGAAGTTCACAATGAAAAAGATACAACCAATTACTTCAACTCAAGAGATGCTATTCGACGATTATAAACAAGGATACAACATAGCGGCCATCGGAACAGCAGGAACAGGTAAAACAATGTGTGCTCTCTATCTCGCGTTGAACGACGTGATGGAGACAAAGAACTACGAAAAGGTCATAGTCATTCGATCTGCGGTTCAGACTCGCGATCAAGGATTTATGCCAGGTAGTCTTAAGGAAAAAATAGCATACTATGAGACGCCATATATAGATATAGTAAACGATTTGTTTGGAAGATCTGATGGCTATAGCATTATGAAACAGCAAGGATGCATCGAATTCATGAGCTCTTCGTTTGTTCGTGGTCTTACTTTCGATAACTCAGTCATCGTAGTTGACGAATGCCAGAACATGACATACGAAGAAATAAGATCAATTATGACTCGTGTTGGCGAGTCTTCTAAGATTATTTTCTGTGGTGATACGAAGCAGGACGACCTTCGAAATTCTAAGAACCGATTGGATCGCTCTGGACTATCGAGCTTTATCAATGTGTTGAAAGAGATAAGAGAGTTTAAAACGATAGAATTCACAGTCGATGACATCGTAAGATCTGGTCTCGTGAAGTCGTTTATCCTCGCAGAAGAAAAAGTTTTAGACTACGCGTAAAGAGGAGAATTACGTATGCCAGCGGTTGCCGTCTGTACTGTTGATACGATCACCACCGGTCACGGTTGTGACGGCACCGCTCTCATACAAGGTTCTCTTCAGACAAAGGTTACGATAGGTGGAAAGAGAGT